CGTGTTCGGGTTGGACCAGATCTCGGTCGACTTTGTTTTTGGGACCGCAGGCACCAACATCCAAGGCAAAGTTCGCACCACCCTGCGCGCCATCGAGGACAACCTGATGGGCGAGACCATGACCACCGCTCATGCGCTGGTCAGCTCGGAGTTCTTCGACAAGCTGATCAGCCACCCCAAGACCGAGGACGCCTACAAGTTCTTCTCGGCCACTGGCGGCCAGCCGCTGCGCGAGGACATGCGCCGCGCCTTCCCCTTCGCGGGCGTCCTCTTTGAGGAATACAACGGCTCGGTCACCCTCTCGGGCGGCACCTCGGAGCGGCTGATCCCCACCGGTGAGGGCATCGCCTTTCCCATGGGCACGTTTGACACCTTCACCACCTATGGCGGGCCTGCGAACCTTCTGGAGACCGCAAACACGATCGGGCTGCCGCTTTATGCCCGCCAGATGATCGACGCCAAAGGCCGCTGGATCGACCTGATGACGGAAGGATCGATCCTGCCGGTCAACAAGCGCCCGCGGCTCGCGATCCGCCTGCACAGCTCGAACTGATCGGACAGGCCATGTCGATCTTCGCTATCGCTATCGAGACGCTCTTCGGTGATCCGAATATGGCGCGCGACGCCGTCTACACGTCCACGGGCGGCAGCTCGACCCTCATCCGCGTGATCACACGCCGCGCGGACGAGATCACCGGCTTCGGTGAGGCGCGGCTCTGGTCGGAAACCACCCGGATTGACCTGCACGCGGCAGAGGTCCCGAACCCGCGCCCCGGCGACAGGATCGAGATCGACGGCGACGCGTTCCTCATTCAGGGCGAGCCGGTGCGGGATCGCGAGCGATTGGTCTGGACCGTGGATCTGAGGCCGGCATGAGGCTGAAGCTTGATATCAATCCTGACATCGTCGCGATGATGGCCGCCGAAGTTGTGGCCGGCGAAAAAGCTGTGTCCGCCGCCATGCGCGAGGCTGGAACCGGGCTGAAAACTGCCTGGCGTGGTCAGATCACTGGCGCGGGCCTTGGGCGGCGGCTCGCCAATTCGATCCAGAGCCAGAACTTCCCAAGGTCGGGCGAAAGCCTGAACGCTGCAGCGCTGGTCTGGTCCAAGGCACCGGTGATCATTGGCGCGCATGACACCGGGCCGCTGATCCGGTCCAGGAATGGGTTCTGGCTGGCAATCCCGACGGCGGCGGCTGGCAAGGGAGCGCGCGGTGGCCGGATCACCCCCGGCGAATGGGAGCGGCGGCGCGGGCTACGGTTGCGGTTTGTCTATCGCAGGACGGGGCCCAGCCTGCTGGTGGCCGAGGGGCGCCTGAACAGCCGTGGCCAAGGCGTGGCCTCACGCTCACAGACCGGTCGCGGGCGCACCACTGTGCCGATCTTCCTGCTGGTGCCGCAGGTGAAGCTGCCAAAGCGGCTGGATCTCGCGCGGGATGCGGAGCGCGCAGTGGACGGTGTGCCAAGACTAATCGTAGCGAACTGGGTGGAGGGAAAGCTGTCATGAATTCCGTTGTAACGGCCCAAGCCGGACCTTCGTGGACGGCGCAGCGAACGGCAGCAGCGAGCCCAGACTGCATGATGCTGCGCCATGCACGAATGTCGGCAATGCGCTCCCGCGACTACCTCTGAGGCTGAAAGTCTTTGCTCGCCAGTAACGCAGCCGCGCCGATCATAAGTGCGCCGCAGACCTTGTTCACTAGGCTGAAAGAAAACCGCTTTAGTGCCGTGGCGGCTCGGACTCCAAGCCATCCCCAAACTAGCAGAATTGCTCCATCGACTACCAAGTAGGTAACACCCAAGATGAGAAGTTGAGGCAGCACCGGCATGGTTGGGTCGATAAACTGAGGAAAGAGCGCACCAAAAAAGACGACGGCAAATGGGTTAGCCATCGAAGTCACGAAGCCTTGACGGAACAACCGAAATGATTGACCTGATGCATTGGCGGCAACGTCATCGGGTTGCTCTTTCGAGAGAATTAGCTGAACGCCGATCCAGACCAGATAGGCAACTCCTAGCCATTTAATCCAGATGAACGCACTCGCTGAAGTAGCAATGATAGCGGCAAGACCGAAAGCTGCCCCCGTCATTTGCAAACTGTTGGCAGTTAAATCCCCGGCAATGGTATAGGCACTGCGCCTTAGCCCGTGTCTAACGCTGTTCGATATAATGAGAAGCTGACTGGTATCAGGCGGTGTAGCGAAAAACACGGCGACTGCTGCCAAATAGATCAAGTACGTTTCCATGGCCATTATCGCGTTCCTTCAATTGCACTACGGCAGGCTAAGGTCTTGAGGCCAATATGGTCAAACAGTCTTTGCTGCCATTCCCATCTGGATGCTGGGTGGCAGCTAAGTCAGCAGAGCAGACCGTGGTGCTTGATGTATCGAAGGTCCGCGATCCGTCACCTCGTGTCGAATGCTGCATTCGCGCTTTCACCCTGATCCGGTCTCGAAGCTGCTGCTGCGCTGCGCTGACGAACAACAGATTGAGCAAGTATGCCCACACCCCGCGAAACCATCCTCGCAGCGCTGCATGCGCGGCTCTCAACGCTGCCCTCCACCGCCTTGCGCGGCGAGGTGCTGCCCGAGCGCGTCCCGACCGCTGGCCTGCTGATCCTGCGCGACGGTGAACCGGGGGAGCCCGAGGTTACGCTTTCGCCGCTACGCTACCACTATCAACACCGCGCTGAGATCGAAGCTGTCGTGCAGGGCGCTGACCGTGATGACGCTTTCGACACGCTCTGCGCCAGCATTGGCGTGGCGCTTTCCGCTGACCGCACACTCGGCGGCCTTTGCGACTGGGTTGAAGCCGAAGCGCCACGTCCGGTTGATCTGCCCGTCGATGGCGCAGCCAACCTGAAGGCAGCCGTCATTCCGGTGATGCTGCACTATTCAACGGCTGATCCGCTGGCGTGAGCGGCGTTCAGCAGGTCCGGTAATAGCCGCCTGAGAACCGACAGTATTCAGTTGAGACACCTGCGCGGATCATTTCCGCAGCGATATCCCGGCCATCAGGCAGAAAGCACTGACCGACAATGCGGCCGTATCGATCAATGTCGCGAACGCGGCAGGTCAGGTCTTGTCCAGAAACTAGTCGGGTCATGGCGATTGTTGCCGCAGCCGCACCGACCTCGTTGCGTTCAGGTGCATCAAGCCCCCAGACACGGATTGCACGATCGAGCCCACGGATCCGGAATGTGTCTCCGTCCGTGACACGGCTCACCGTCCCGCTGACAGTACTCGATTGTGCGAACGCGGGGCCATGCCACGAAACGAAGCTGGCGAGGACGCCCAGCAGCGCGGCACCGATCAAGCGTCGCGCGCGCTTTCCGGTGGGTGACGTCGTCTGTTCTGCATTCATGGCGCCCGTTTGCGTCATCGTCGGAGCGATCGCAAGCCGACACTGCCATCATAATGAAGGAGAGAAACATGGCACGAGCCCAAGGGGCGCGGGCGCAGATGGCGCTTGCGTTCGAGACGACCTATGGAACGCCGCCGGTGGGCGGTTTTACCAAGATGCCCTTCGCCAGCACATCGTTGGGCTCCGAGCAGCCGCTCCTGAACAGCGAGTTGCTCGGCTACGGCCGCGACCCGCTGCCGCCGATCAAGGATGCAGTGACGGCGGACGGCAACGTTGTCGTGCCGATTGATGCGGAGGCGTTCGGCTTCTGGCTGAAGGCGGCCTTTGGCCAGCCGATCACCTCCGGCGTTGGACCCTACACCCATGAGTTCCGCTCCGGTGGCTGGACGCTGCCGTCGCTGTCGATCGAGACCGGCATGCCGGAGATCCCGCGCTTTGCAATGTACTCGGGCTGCGTGCTCGACACGCTCAGCTGGCAGATGCAGCGCTCAGGCCTCCTGACCGCGACGGCCAGTGTTGTGGCACAAGGCGAGAGTATCGCTGCCGCATCCGCTGCGGGCACGCTCGCCGATCTCGGCTTGCAGCGGTTCGGGCATTTCAACGGATCGATCACCCGCAACGGCACGGCGCTTGGCAACATCGTCTCGGCCGAGATCACCTATGCCAATACGCTTGATCGGGTGGAGACCATCCGCTCCGACGGGCGCATCGATGGCGCGGACCCGTCAATCGCTGCACTGACCGGCCGGGTTGAGGTGCGGTTTGCCGATCAGGTGCTGGTGAACCAGGCGATCAACGGCGATCCCTGCGCGCTTGAGTTTGCTTACGTGCTGCCCTCGGGTGAGAGCCTGACGCTGACCGCCCATGCCGTCTATCTGCCGCGCCCGCGCATCGAGATCTCTGGGCCGCAGGGCGTGCAGGCGACCTTCGACTGGCAGGCCGCGCGCGACAGCACGCTGGGCCGGATGTGCACCGTCACTCTCATCAACGGCATTGAGGAGTATTGATCCATGCTGCGCCTGAACCTTGCCCGAGAGCCCTACTGGCTCGATCTTTGCCTTGGCGTGCGCGTCCGGGTCGAACCGCTGACCACCGCGCTGATGGTGGCGGCGCGCAGCGACCCGGCCGTGCGCGGCCTGCCTGAGGGCACCAGCGATGACGAGATCGCCGTGATCTTCGGCAAGGCGCTGGCCGAACGTGCCATCCTCGATTGGGAGGGTGTCGGCGATGCCGAGGACACTCCAATGCCGATCAGCCCCGAGGGGATCACCGCGCTGCTCGATATCTGGCCGATCTTCGAGCGTTTCCAGATGGGTTATGTTGCGAAGGGTCTGGAGCTGGAAGCGGAAAAAAACGTCTCCGCGCCCTTGCCGACTGGGTCTACGGCGGGGGCGCAGACTACTGTGCAGCGTGCACGCAAAACTGCCAGGACTGCCCGCAAATCCTGAACGCCACACACACGCTGGACGGCTGGCAGGTCTGGGACCTGGCCGGGCGGCTGGGTGGTCAGATCCGCGCAATGCCGGGCGCAATGGGTGGTCTCGTGCTGGGCTGGGACATGAGCGCGGCCTTGGCCATGGCGGATGCACTGGGCATTGATCAGCGCGCGGCTGTGGAACTCCTCCCGGTTATCGAAGCCGTGATGGTGCGCAAACTCAACGAACAAACGGACACACAATTGGGAGGACAGCATGACTGAGAAGCGCGTCAGCGTGCGGCTGTCCGCCAGCGGCGGGCGACAGGTGCAGGCCGAACTGGTGGGTGTCGGCGAGGCTGGATCACGCGGGTTTGGGCGGCTGTCGCGCGAGATGGAGAGCGCGAACGCCCGGCTGGCAGTCTTTGCGCGGCGCGCCCGCGTGGCAATGGCCGCCGCCGCCGCCGCAATCGCGGTCGCAGCGACTGCGATGATCCGCTCAGGGCTCCAGACAGTTGATGCGCAAGCCAAGCTGGCCGCTTCGCTGGACACCACGGTCGAGAGCATTGGGGCTCTGGAGCGCGCGGGCGATCTGGCGGGCGTGTCGATGGGGCAGATC